AGTTTTTCGTTTTATGCGAGTTTTACGTCTTCTCGTTTTTTTACGTTTCGTTTTTTTACGTTTCGTTTTTTTACGACGGTATTTTTGTTTTGTTTTCTTTTTTTTAACTATTTTTGACATTATAATATATCTAAATATAATAATTAGCAAAGTAAGGGTAATATCTAAATATATCTAAATTTATAAAAGATAAAGTTAGCGGCGTCTTCTTTTACGCGATTTTTTACGTTTGGTTTTTACGTTTTCTCTTTGATTTTCTTGTTTTGTTCTTTCGTCCTCCTCTAAATTTAAAATAAGCTTTGGTAGAGGTTTTTGGTAAATAATCTTTTTGTAATTTGCTGTCCAGGAATACCTGCATCATCCTTTTTTCTTTTTTTTGGTTTTCTTTGAGTTTTTTCTTCTAGTTTTTCGTTTTATGCGTGTTGGATTGAAGGTGCTCTAGAAACAAGTGAGAATGTTTTGAAACTATTGTAAACAAGTTAATAAAAAAATTTATTACCAGATTCCATTTTTTTAAATTGAATTAAAATATTTAATAATCATAAACAATATCATAAAAATAATAATGAAATTTATTTTCCCACGCAAAATACCATCAGAAATAATACAACATATATATGAATTTTGCATCGATAAAAGGATATTTTGGAATAAAGTTACACATCAATTTATCAAAGGTGGGTTCTATAGAAAAAATTTAAAATTAACGTCATTTATTGGGAAACAAAATGAATATTGTCGCAAATTTTGGCTATCCAATAGACCCGAACTTTTTGGTCAGGTAACCAAGTGGAATTCTTTAACTAATAAAACAGAACCTTGTGAATTTAATTATAAGGGTGAATGGAGTAAGAAAACAAAACAAGTCGTTGTTACATTTATAACCCCCACTGGTCTCCGAAATAGATATTCTGGTAGAAACCCTGTTTCAAAATGGCTTAAAAATATAAATAAATATGAAACAGCAGCAAAAAAAACGCACGTTTTCATGCGTGATACTTTGACACAAAAAAATTTGGAATATTTACCAAAAGAAAAAAAAAAATTTGGTATCAAATTTAATTCAGAATTTTATAAAGAACGTGTTAAAAAAAGAGAAAGACAAAGAGAAAGACAAGAAGAGATAAAAAGAGGTAATATGTTTATAATAAAAAGGAAACACATTATTTGGAAACGTAGTCCATTTCTCATAAATTACACAACTGTTAATTTACTATTTACCCCATGCTATGATAGTTACAAGTATACATTTTATAAAGGTGTGGTCATTGGTTCCTGGTTTAGAAAATACAGAGATGATAATAATAGACTCGTTTTTAAAAAACCCAGGGGGAAATACAAATTTGACCCCAAAGTTGTGGATAATTATATAGGTGAAGATAGATATGTTGTAAAGTTTGAGGATGGCGATATCAGACATTATTCAGTTGAATATTTATTAAAGAGAATTATTATTAGTAAACAACGAATGTTGAAAGAAGAGGTGTTTGCTGAAATGATTGATAAATCAAAATACACTACCAAGTAAATATTTAATAATATTTTATTAAATATTTTTTTTATGTGATATTATTCGAGTTTTACGTCTTCTCGTTTTTTTACGTTTCGTTTTTCTACGACGGTGATTTTTCTTCGTCATTTTTTTCTTTTTTTTTATCGACAATTGATTATGCAGTTTTTTTCCAGGAGGCATATAATACTGAGGGGCTCTTCGTCACGCAACGAGTTAATAAAACACTTGTCGTATTTAAGCAAAGTAATGGTAATCTCACTATAATGAGTAGTAAAGAAATATATGAACCAGAAGACGTAAAACATACACTTTTATTGAACTTGATGATAATACAAAAACAAAGGCTGTATTAAAAAAGATTATTCTGGGAGGTTGTCCATTGTTTGGAAAACCGTTTGCCGGAGCTTCAGGTCTATGGTATCACAACAACCACATGATTCGGTACCGCGACAATATAACAAAATGAATAAAGGGTTGATGAGGGTTTGATATAGCGCGGGATTATCTTTCTTTGATGGTTGATGTGGGTTTGATTGTGATTCATCTTCCTTTGATGTTGATTGTGGGTTTGATATAGATTAATTTGGGGAACAAGGATATTTCCTTTAGAAAAGTAGAAAATTACTAGTTATATGATTAGTATAAAATTGAAGTAAGTTATATATAAAGACATACCAAATATATAACATAATGGTATTTATTTACATCTTGAACTTGGCTCAAAATAAATTTTATGTTGGAAAAACAGATAAACCCAAATTTCGCCTTGATTCTCACTTTAAAAATGGTGGTTGTGCGTGGACTAAAAAATATAAACCTATACAAATACTTGGATTATTTCCCGATTGTGATGATTTCGACGAAGATAAATACACCTTAAAATATATGTCAAAGTATGGTGTTGATAATGTCAGGGGTGGGTCATTTTGTCAGACTACTTTATCAAAAGAAAACATTAATACAATTGAAAGAATGATATCTAGTTCTAATGACTGTTGTCACTTTTGTGGAGAGAAAGGACATTTTATTGGAAGGTGTAGTAACAAAAAAGCAAAGCAAAAATATTCAAAACAAAATAAACATTTTCTACAACTTTCCAAAGATTATGAAAGTGCTGATGAAGTAGAATGGGACGATGGTAGTGATGACGATGGTAGTGATGACGATGGTAGTGATGACGATGGTAGTGATGACGATGTAGAAGAACAATCCTGGTCTTGTTCGTATTGTTTGAAAGGTTTTGATACAAAAAAAGGAGCACAATTTCATGAAAACGTTCATTGTAAAAAAAGAAAGCAAATGAAAAATGATGTGTTATCTACTGCGGATGAAGACTTGGTTACGGGTGCGTACGAAGTAGATGGTGAAGCATTGTATTGGGATGGTGGAGAATGGTACGAGGAATCTTCATCACGTGTGGGAAACAGAGACGGAACTTTTGGTAATCAAGATGGTAATTGGAGACCAATAAGAGACCCATGGAAAAAAGAAGCACTTTTAAAAAAAAAATCGACAAGAAAAGGCGATTGTCATAAATGTGGTAGAAAAGGTCATTATGCTTTAAAGTGTTATGCCAAGAAACATATTAATGGGTGTTAATTTACTATTTACCCCATGCTATGATAGTTACAAGTATACATTTTATAAAGGTAATTGGTTCCTGGTTTAGAAAATACAGAGATGATAATAATAGACTACCAAAGTAAATATTTAATAATATTTTATTAAATATTTTTTTTATGTGATTGTATATGCCCAAAACGAAGAAAAACAAGAAAAACGAGTAAAAAGAATTCATTTTAAAGATTATCCAGATTTTTTACCCAATTTAATTCCCAGAGAAATGTTTAAACTGGGTAGCTTTGGTGGTACTTATTGGCGACCAATTCGCTCAACAGTTGTAAAGAAAAATCTTAAAAATATCCATAAAAAATATAAATGGTGGAAAGGAAAAAATTTTACAGTTGTGAATATCGGCTAGTTGTTTACTAATATAAGATTTATCGGTACATATTTTACCCATAAATGCTACTTTCATGATTTATATATTTGGTGTTGTTTATATATTTTCAAAATAATTCTAATTTTTGAAAAAGAGATTGTTTAAACGCTAATATAAGATTTGAATTTCTCATCAATAATAATAATACGCTCTTTGGTAGCAGAGTGTCTTCCGTTAACTTGTGGGTAGAAATTATCTTTACCACTAATACGTGAAAGAACAAATGATTTAATTTTGTCAAATTTACCATTAATAATATTTAGCACAAGTAGTGGGAGAACAAATGTTTTACCCCATTTATTATTATAATGGATAATATCAATAAATTCAAATACTTCTTTGATAATATTTTGATAATATTTAAATGTAGTAATATCATTTACATCACTTTTGTTAAGAAAATCAATATGTTTATTAATTTTAGGGTCATAATTTAAATTTATAAACCCATCTTTACAGGTTGTGTTATTGAATAAATCGATTGCATAACAGGAACGAACAACAATTTCGAAACAATTTTTCCTATTATCAATACAAGCCGTACCTTCTTTTTTCGTCCCATATTTTACTAATTTACAAATATCTCTACATAAATTAGTACGAACGGAGAGTACAGAATTGAGTTTTTCACCCGAAGTTGTTTTTTTAGTATTTTGTTTAATGTTGAAATATTCTGTAACTTCATTGTCGGATAAAGTGGCGGTTGTTGTGCAAATATTGAATTCACATCCTAGAAGATGATCTCGCCAAATTTCGGGCCATTCTTCAAATTTTTTATTTTTCAAATGTTTAATATCGACCTTAAATTTATATTTATTATTAATAAATCTATCGATAGCGGAAAGCCTTTGTTTTCCATCTAGAGAACGAAATATGGAAAGACCAATTTCATTTTGTACGGTATCAAATTCAGGGCTACCCAATGGTTTACCTAGTAAAACCGATTCTACAATTTTCGACTGCCAAGAATCACCATGTACAACTTCTCTTTGATGAAGAGGGTTTAAATCATATTTACCACGTTTAACTGAATTTGTAAAATCACTGACAGAAATATTTTTGGATGTGAAATTTTTCGGTGGGTTATGTTTCATATATTCTCGAAAATGTTCCATTTCTTTGTTAGAGTGACGTTTTTCTTTATTTACAAGTTTACTAAGCATTTTATATTTTTATAAAAAAATATAAACAAATTTTAATTTCAATTTATAACTAAACACTAATAGAATCAATATGTTTAACCATTATTTTTTCCATGGGTAGTTCAGGAATGAATTTATCCCATCGTGTATAAATGGTGTTAAAACACCCACACATAGCACATTTACATTCGCTTTCTTTGAATTCTTCTTCATCATTTTCATCATCATTTTCTATAATATATGTTTCTTCTTCTTCTTTGATAATTTCTTGGATTTTTTCTTTCATGGTTTCACATTGTTCCATGAGATTGGGTCTACTTTTCATAAAAAACACTTCTAACATGAGACCACGTTTAATATCTTCGGGTGTAATTTGCTTTCTTTTGGCGTGTTTTACATAAATATCTGCGCTTCTCAATGCGTTTTCCATGTAAACCATAACAACACTAGCAGCATTTTCAAGAGTTTCATCTTTGCTTTCAAGATTATCAAAACCAGATTTCATAAATGAAAAATCAGTCATTATATGTATTAATTATATTTTTTTCTTTGAATTCTTTTTATTTAATATATCATTTAGTAAATAATTCAATTTAATATAATAATATATATATGCATCTTTCATTTATTGCTATTATATTTATGTCTGCTTTAGCCCAATCTTGTTCATGGGCTATAAGAAAAAATCTTTTAAAATTACCAAAAGTAGACCAAAAAACAGTAATTGTGGCAGAATCTCTAATGATTACGTCGGTTTTATTTATATATATATATTTAACAAGTGATGTAAAAAAAATTTACATTGAACTTTTTAAAATAACAAAGAAAGAATATTTCTTTTTATTTTTAGTTGGATTATGTACTGTTCTTCCTTTATTAGCTATATTTTTTTTAATGAATAAAATAGATATATCTACATTATCTCCTTCTTTATCAATAATAAGAATAGTTATTTTAACAATATTTGGTTGGACTTTATTTGGAGAAAACATGTCAAAAAAAAAAATAACAGCTATAATTTGTATGATATTCGGCGTATTATTATTAATGCATGAAAAATAAATATTTTTAAAGTATTAATAATATATATATGCCAGATGTTATTTCAATGTCTTTAAATCCTGATTTTGAAGGAAAAGAAAGAGATGTTATTGAAAGATTTTTCCCGGATATGATAGATTCTAATTTTACACAGTATGCTAGGGATATAAAACAATCTATATTGGAAAAGAGTGGGGAATTGGGAATGTGTAGTGGATTAATAACCGCAGGATGGATGGACATGGATAGAATGAACGATAGACCTATTTTAGTCCATATAAGAAAGGACCATGGTAGATTTGCAAGAAAAGGGAAAAAAGTGAAAGAGGGTGCGTTATTTGCTGGATTTGCAGTATTACAATTTAAAAAAGAATCAACCGGGACCTACTTATATATTGATGGGTTATGCTCAAATGTAGGAAAGGCCGGGGCTCTTATGAAATTTGTTATGAAAGAATTAGGGCAAAAATTAATAGATGCTGGATTAATCAAAGGTTTTAAATTATCGGCAATAGGATATGTGATTGGTTATTACTTTAAAAAGTATGGTTTTAAATTTTATAAAAAAAAAAGAGGAAGATTAAAGGAAGATGTATTTGTAAATAATGCATTAAAGGATAAATTTAGTAAATTTGTATTTAATTCAGATGATGAATACGAAGTAGTTGACGAATTTACGGGAAACTGGAATGATAAATTAAAACAATTATTGGGTGATGATGAAATGAAATTATTAGTAGAAAGGGGTGTATTAAAAAAGTTATCAAAATTAAATGATCGGTTAACGAGTTTGAGACAACCAAAGTCAAGTGGTTCTATAGCAGAGAGAAGAGGAACTTTGACAAAAAGAATGGAAATAGTAAAAGAAATACAGAAAATTATTTCAGAACAAGAGCCAAAAATAGTAGATTATGTAGCGCGTGGTTTTACACCAATATATGAGTTTTATTTATTGGCGAAGGAACATTCTGCCGAAAATATTCATATATTAACAAGAAATAGAAGAGACAGTGCTTTAGCGCGAGAAATGGAGGGACAAAGTATATCAAATGAGGGATTTTATATGTATCAAATACCTGAAGAAGGTATTGGAGAAGGTCTGAAAAAGAAGAGAAAAAAGCAGAGAAAAAAGCAGAGAAAAAAGAAGACAAAAAAAACAAAAAAAACAAAAAAAACAAAAAAAACAAAAAATGTAAAAAAAGATAAGAAAAAAACTATGAAAGCAAAGAAAGGAACTAGAAAAAAGAAAATTAACCCACGTTAATATTTTCGATGATCATATCTCTTTATCATGAAGAAACAAAATTAGTATAATTTTCGACAAACTCTTTGTTTACAATAACTTTTAACGAAAAGTTATGACTTGTGAAAAAATAATATAGTTATTTATTATAATGGAATCAGAAAAGAGTCCTAAAAACGAAAACCGAGCAAGAGCACTCTCCTTGTACTCCAAGAAGATGGGAGAGCAGCTTCCAGAGGGTGTAGGAAAGTTCGAAAATAAAACAGATGTGGATACTAAAAAACAAAAAACCAGTGGAAATACAAATACGCGAATATTATAGAAAAAAGGCCATAACTATTCTAAAAAATAGCGTTATTATTGATAATTGGATAAATCATTATAGCCCTGGCGGTATTAGATATAAAATTCATAAAACAAGTTACCAAGAATTAGCAGGAGATTACAAAGGACACCATGCTAAATAAATTGATTTAATATAATATTATACAAAATTATATAAAATTATGTCAGCAACAGCATTTATCAATATCAAGTTGAATCTTTGTGATTGTTTTGAGGATGGTGGGAAGAATTACTTCAACCACCGCCAACAGCAAATAGTGATTGGAATAGAAAATAATCCTAATATACGTAATTATTATTTCAAACACAACTGTTGGTATATTGGTTGTTATTTCGTAAACAATCCATTAAATAAAATCATAAGTATATATGAATTTGAAGAGTTGTTTAGATGTGTTATGCTTAAATTAGGTTTTAATGAAGAAGGGAAAAAATATTTAAAAGGAG